GCGGAGTTCTCTATCGAAGGTCTACTGCGCGGCGACTCCGCGGCCCGCAGTGCCTTCTATTCCAGCGCGTTGCAGAACGGCTGGATGAATCGGGACACCGTCGCGCGCTTGGAGAACCTCCCCCCTCCACCTGGCGGCGACATCTATACCGTTCAGGCCAACCTGATCCCGATCGAGAAGCTCGGGATGGCACCCCCGCCGGCCGCAAACGTGCGTGCCGCGCTGCTCGAATGGCTCAAGGAACCGACCAATGAAGCGTAAAAGCGCCCAACTACAGATCCGTGCCTTCGACTACGAGGCGAAGGCCTCCGACGAAACGGCGGGCAAGTTCTCGGGCTACGGCTCGGTCTTCGGCGTGGTCGACAGCTACAACGAGGTCGTGGCGCCCGGCGCTTTTCTCGAGAGCCTGGACGACATCCGGGCCAAGAACCGCAGCCTGCCTGTCCTCTGGCAGCATCGCAGCGGCGAACCCATCGGCAACTGGGATATGAACACCCTGGGGGAGGACACCCGCGGTCTCAAGGGCGACGGCGAGCTCTGGCTCGACGATGCGCCGTACGCGCGAATCGCCCAGCGCGGCCTGAAGTCGCGGTCTATCACTGGCCTGTCGATCGGCTACTACGTGCGCGACAGCAAGTACGACGAGAAGACCCGTATCCGGACGCTGATCAAGCTCGACCTGGTCGAGATAAGCCTCGTCACCAACCCGGCCAACGATGAAGCGCGCGCTGACGCGATCAAGTCGAAGCTGGCACATGGGTCGATCCCAACCCTTCCCGAATTTGAAATCCTCCTGCGCGAAGCAGGGTTTTCGAAGACCCAGGCCGCGGTTGTCGCCAACCGCGGCCTGTCGCATCTGCTTCTCCGGGGTGAGCCCGGGAGCGATGGAAAAGGCGACTCCATCGTGAAGGCGCTCGGCGCCTTCGACCTGAAGCTCTAAAAACAAAGGAATCAACATGCGCAAGTACAAGCAGCGCCTGCTCTCGCAGGCGGTGGCCGACGAACTCGGCCGGAAGAACGGCGGCGGTGGCGGTGGGTCCGACATCGACCAGGTCCAGAAGGACGTCAAGGCCTCGCTCGACCGAATCACCGACCAGGTGAAGGAGTTCTGCGAGAGGAACAAGGGTGCGATCGAAGACGGCGCCAAGCTCGCCAAGGCGGCCAAGGACGCCGTCGACGAGGTCCTGACGAAGCAGGGCGAGCTGCGCGAGCGCCTGCAGGACGTCGAGCAGAAGCTGGCCGATGCCAACAAAGGCGGCGGCGAAGATCTCGAGACCGCCGGACGGGCGTTCGAGAAGTACATGGACGAGCACCCCGAGCTGAAGGCCTCCATGGCCAACATCAAGCAGGGCCAGTCGTTCACCGTGCCGATGGACCGAAAGGCGATCACGAACTCCGGCGCCACTGGGGCTTCGCTGAACTATCCCGCGCAGACCGTCGCCCCGATCTTGCAGCCCCTGCAGCGTCGCCTGACTATCCGCGACCTCCTGGCCAGCGGTCGCACCGATGCGTCGGCGATCTTCTATCCGCGCGAGTCCGGCTTCACGAACAGCGCCGCCGTCGTGTCCGAGGGCAGCCTCAAGCCCGAGTCGGATCTGACGTTTGACCCGGTCACCGAGGCCGTGGTCACGATCGCCCATTGGCTGCGGATCTCGAAGCAGATGGCGGCCGACGTCCCGGCGCTGATGTCCTACATCAACCAGCGCCTGGTCTATGGGCTGAAACTGGTCGAAGAGAACCAGCTGCTCAATGGTTCGGGCACCGGTGGCAATCTCGAGGGCATCTACACGGCGGCCACGCTCTACGCGAACACGACCAGCCTGCCGAACGAGACCGACCTGGACAAGATCCGCCTGGCCATCCTGCAGGCTGAGCTGGCCTATGCCGAGGTCAACGGCATCGTCCTGCATCCGACGAACTGGGCGCTGATGGAACTGACCAAGGACTCCACCGGTCAGTACATCTTCGCCCGTCCGCAGGAATCGGCGCAGCCGCGGCTCTGGGGCCGCAACGTGGTGGCTACCCCGGCCATGACCAGCGGGCGCTTCCTCGTCGGTGACTTCGCGCAGCACGCCCAGATCTTCGACCGTGAGGACGCCAGCGTGGCGATCTCGGCCGAGGACCGCGACAACTTCGTCCGCAACATGCTGACGATCCTCGTCGAGGAGCGCCTGGCGCTGGCGATCTATCGCCCGGAAGCGTTCATCAAGGGGCGCCTGGAGAGCAGCACCGGCCCGACGGCCACGCTGTAAAGGCACAACCAGGCAGGGCCGGCTTTGGCCGGCCCTGCTCCAACGGAGTATCGGCAGATGCGCATCGTGGCTTTGGACAACTACGACAATATCCAGGAGGGCACGGAGTACGAGTGCCCCGATCACCAGGCGCAGCGCCTGATTGCCAAGGGCTTGGCGAAGTCTGGCCCGCTTCCGCTGAACAAGATGGCGGGGGCCAACGAAAACAAGAGCAACCCTTCGGAGGCCGATGGCGAGGCGCGACTGTCGTCTGCATCGCAAGCGGCCCCAGCCTCACTGCAGACGACTGCGCAGTCGTATCCCGGTGGCGGGCTGGTGACGCCGGATTCCCGTTTCGCGGAAGCGACCCCCGAAAGCGTAACCGAGCGGGCGAAGAGGGCACCGGCGAAAAAGGTGGCCCGCAAATCGGAGAAGAGAGCCGTCGAGTAATTGCGGTCAACAACTGTTTCCAACTGGCCCCTTGGGCGGACGCGGTCTATGCCTGCGACCGCCTGTACTGGGACGAGTACGCCGAGCGCATCCGAAAGGTGTGCACCGGCGAGTTTTGGACGATCAACGACCACGCGGCGAAAGTGCACGGGCTGAACCGCATCGGGTTTGAGATGGGCGACGGGCCGCCATTCCCGGCGGGCGCGATCCGCACCGGGGGAAACAGTGGATATCAGGCGGTGAACCTGGCCTGGCTGTTCGGCGCGGCGCGGATCGTCCTTCTCGGCTTCGACATGGGCGCGACCGGCGGCCGGCTACACTGGCACAAGGATCACGGCCAGACTGCGCACGTCAGCATCAACCACGGCCGCCGGCGGGAGCATCGCCTGCACAACCCGGTCCCGCGCAAGTTCAAGGACTGGTGTGGGGCGTTCAACAAGCTGGCGGCCGCCTGTCCGGTGCCGATCGTCAACTGCAGCCGGACATCGGCGCTGACCTGTTTCCCGAGGATGGATCTGGATGCGGGCTTGGCTTGCGCTTCGTGACGGCGTGCACTACCGGCGCGCGGCGTTCGAGACGGGGCTGGAGGCCGCCGGCTACGCGGTGACGATCGGCCTGCCTCGGCGCCCCTCGCGGGGCGACGTGCTGGTGATCTGGAACCGCTACGGGCAGAACGCCCGCATGGCCGACGCCTTCGAGTTCGAGGGGCTGCCGGTGCTGGTGGCAGAGAACGGCTACCTCGGAAACGAGTACGGGTATGCGATCAGTCGCAGCCAGCACAACGGCGCAGGAACCTGGCCGCAGGGAGGCCCGGAGCGATGGGACGGCCTTGGCATCACGCTGTCACCTTGGCGAAAGCCCGGCGGCGAGTGCGTCGTGCTGCCGCAGCGAGGCATCGGGCCGCCCGGCGTAGCGATGCCGCTGAACTGGCCGGCGCGCGTCTCGGAGCGACTGAAGGCGAACGGTGTTCGATTCAGGGTGCGATCGCACCCTGGCCAGAAGGCCGCGTTGCCGCTGGAGAAGGACCTGGCTTTCGCTTCCGAGGCCATCACCTGGGGCTCTGGCGCGGCCCTGAAGGCTCTGACGATGGGGATACGAGTCAGGTCAGACATGCCCGGGTGGATCGGGTTGCAGGACAACACGGACGCTGGCCGGCTGGCGATGTTTCGCCGGCTCGCCTGGGCGCAGTGGACGCTGGCTGAAATCACCGCCGGCATGCCGTTTCGGAGGCTTCTTTGCGAGTTCTGATCACCGGCAAAGGGGGGGGGACGGGCTCGTGGCAGATCCGCGGCGAGCAGCTGGGAAGGGCGATCGGTGCCGAGGTTTTCCCGCAGGCTGAGGCAAGTGAGATTCGGGCGGCCGACCTGGTCGTAGCGGTGAAGCGAACGCCTGAAAGGTTGATCCGCGCGCTGCGCGCTGGTGGGCGGCCTTGGGTCCTGGACTTCGTCGACGGATGGCCTCAACCAGAGGGCAACGAGTGGCCCGAAAAGGGCGCGAAACGATGGCTCCGTGACAGGCTCGCCATCCTCCAGCCTTCGGCGGTCGTCTTCCCGACGACCCGGATGCTCGGGGACAGCGGGTGGAAAGGCCCGGCGCTGGTGCTGCCCCACCACGCCTGGCCCAAGTACGAGCGCCAGCCCGTCGCCGCGACGGTTTCCCGGGTCGGCTATGAGGGCGCCCCGGACTATCTGGGTAAGTGGCGAGGCGTCCTTGAGCGGGCCTGCGCGGCGCGAGGCTGGGAGTTCGTCGTGAACGGCGACCTGTCGAGCTGCCAGATCGGGGTCGCGCTGCGAGACGTCGGTGGCTACCCAGCGGGGGCATGGAAGGCGAACACGAAGCTCGCGAACTGCCAGGCGCTCGGGCTGCCGGCGCTGATCACCCCGGAGGAAGGCTACCGGGAGTTCGGATCCGGGGCGCAGACCGAAATTCTGCACGCGGAGCACGTCGGGCCAGTGTTGGACATGCTCAGCGATCCCGGAATCCGTAGGAATCTGGGCGAGCAAGCTTATGCCGCGACGCCCCGTTTGGCGGACGTGGCGGCGACCTACCGGGAGTGGCTGTGCGGGCTCAAATTCTGATCCAGCCGCGCACCGCGCGCCGAGGGAGCCGAATGCTCGAGGCGCTTCTCGACACCTGCCCGGTCCCGGCGCGAGCGCTGGAAACCTATTCGCCGGAGAAGGAGCTCCTGGTCACCTACGGCACCGGGCATGCACTGCGCCGCCCGTGGTGGCAGCAGCACCGCCGCCGCGGTGAGCGATGCCTCGGCCTGGACCTGGGCTACTGGGACCGCTCAGGCGACGACGCCGGGATGCGCTTCACAATCGACACCGACCACCCACCGCAGTTCCTCCGACCGGAACCGGCGGGGCGCTGGGACGGGCGCTGCGTCGGTCTTCGCGAGGACGCCGGCGACGGTCCAGTGCTGCTGATCGGGCAGGGCGCCAAGGCCGTGCAGGTCCGCGGAGAGCGACCGCTGCAATGGGAAATGACACAGCTGCGCCGGTTCAAGGATCGCCCGCTGATGTTCCGCCCCAAGCGCCGAGGAGAGCCTGTGCCGCAGGGCGTGGCAGTCAGCCGGCACGAGACGATAGAGGAGGCGCTGCAGGGCGTGTCGCTGGTCGTCTGCCGGCATTCAAATGTGGCCGTCGACGCCTGCATTGCCGGCGTCCCGGTCGAATGCGAAGGCGGTGCCGCTCATGCGCTGTACCGCGAAACCCCAAATCCGCCGCCGGCGGAACGGCTGGCCTTTCTTCGAAGCCTGGCCTGGTGGAACTGGCGGCCCAGCGAGGCGGCGCAAGCCTGGAAATACATGCTGGAGCGAATCGAATGCGGCTGAACATCGGGGCCGGGAACAAGGTGTTCGAAGGATGGACGTCGGTCGGCTTCGAGCCGCATCACGACATCCAGTCCGACATCCGGATCCTGCCGCTGCCAGACGACTCGGTCGACGAGGCCATGGCCATCCACGTGGTCGAGCACCTGAACCGCTGGGACGTGCCGGCCGCGCTGAAGGAGTGGCGCCGCGTGCTCAAGCCTGGGGCTCTGTTGGTGATCGAGCAACCTGACCTTCTCAAGTGCTGCCGGGCGATCCTCGCCGGCGCCGAGCCGCGCAACGGGCTGTGGGGCCTGTACGGCAACCCGAACGAGCGCGACGAGCTGATGATGCACCGGTGGGCATGGACGCCGCAGGAGCTGATCCGCGAGCTCCAGGCGGCCGGGTTCACCAAGATCAAGGAACGGCCGGTCGAGTTCCACGGCCGCCGTGCGCACCGCGACATGCGCATCGAGTCCAGGGCATGACCGTCCGACTTTTCGCAGGGTATGACCCGCGCGAGGCGATCGGCTTCCACGTGTTCGTGGCCAGCCTGCTCGATCGTACATCGGCGCCGGTGACGATCCACCCGCTCGACGGTCGCAACCTGCCCGAAGGCACGAACACGTTCACGTTCTCCCGGTTCCTCGTACCCTGGCTGTGCGGGTTCGAAGGGAGAGCGATATTCGCGGACGCCTGCGACATGCTGATGCTTGCCGATCTGGCGGAGCTCGACGCGCTGTTCGATCCGGCAAAGGCGGTCCAGGTGGTTCGGCAGGAGTACAAAACCCGAAACCCTGTGAAGTACGTCGGGACGGACATGCAGTGCCCGAATCGGGACTACGACCGGAAGAACTGGGCGAGCCTGATGCTCGTGAACTGTGGACATGCGGCGTGGCATGGCATGACGCCTGACCGCGTGCGCGAGTTCGCGCCCGTCCCCACCCAATTGCTGGGCCTGCGCTGGATCCCAGACGAGGCGATTGGCTTCCTGCCGGATGCCTGGAACCGCCTGGTCGACGAAGGGCAGGCGGTTGAAGGGGCGAAGCTGTTGCACTGGACGGCGGGGATTCCGGCGTTCCCGCACTACAAAGATGCGCCGGGCGCGGACGCCTGGCGCCGGCAGGGTCGGATTCTGGAGGCGTTGCCATGAGCGTTGTGACAGTCGAGGAAGCCAAGGTGTACCTGGGCGTGATCCACAACCACGACGATGCCCGGATTCTCGACCTTCTCGACGACGCCGAGGACGAGTGCCTGCAGTACATCGACCGGGACAGCCTGCCGCGCATCGGCCAGGACTGCCCGGACGAGTGCGACACGTCTGTGAACACGGCGATCGCGCCGGTGAGCGACAGCGCCGACCTGCCGGGCTCGCTCCGTGGCGGGATCCTGTTGATCGTCCAGGCCGGATACGAGGGCAAGGACGCCGATGAGATGGCCAAGCTCCGAAAGGCCGCGGAAACGAAGTGGGCCCCATACCGCTGCCGCTGGGGCGCCTGATGCTGGCCCAGCGCCTCCGCCATCGGGTGACGTTCCGCCAGCAGGTCTCGGAGTTCACCAGCTACGGCGAGAACATCGGCTATGTCTGGACGGACTTTGCGGTCAACGTCCCCGCCGAAGTGCTGACCGGCCCAGGCCGCGAGTTCAACGCCGCCGACGCAAAGCAGGCCGAGACCACGGCGCGGATCAACACCCGCTGGTTCCCAGGCTTGCTGCCGTCGATGAAGATCGACTGGGACGGGAAGTCGTACGACATCCTGAGCATCGAGACCGACGTGACCGCGCGCCGGGAGTACCGGCTCCGGTGCAAGGAAGGCCCCAGCGATGGCGCGTGAGACGTTCCGCATCGAGGGACTCGACGCAGCGGTGAAGACCCTGCGCGACCTGCCCGCGGAACTGGTGAGCAAGCGCGGCGGCCCGGTGCGCACGGCATTGCAGAAGGCCGCAAAGCTGATCCAGAAGGCAGAAATGGCGAACCTGCAGCGGATCATCGACACGCCCAACAACGGCAAGGACGAATCTACCGGCCTGCTGATGAAGAACATCGTCGTCAAACGCGGCCGGCTCGGTGGCGGCGAGAAGGGCGAACTTTATTCGGTCGGCGTCCGTCGCAAGGCCTACCCCGGAACGAAGGGGAAGGCCATCACCACGCCGCAGATCGCCCGCCTGCTCGAATATGGCACCGCCATGCGTGAACCACTCCCATTCATCCGACCGGCATTCGAGCAGACGAAGGGCCTCGTGATCCCGCTTTTCGTCAAGGAACTGAACACGCGCCTCGCCGGCATCGTGAAGAAGCTGCACCGTTTGAATGGAGGGAAGGCCTGATGCTGCCTGACGTGTTCGCCTTGCTTGACGTCGCCGCGATCCGGGCCTTCCTCGGCGAACCGCCGCGCATCTACCGCCACGGCGTCGCCGCCGTGCAGTCGCCGGAGGCGCCGTACGTCACCTGGGCAATGGTGAGTGGAACGCCCGAAAACCACCTGAGCGGCACGCCGCCCGTGGACCGGTTCCAGATTCAGGTCGACTGGTGGTCCCAGAACGACGGTTCTGGGTCCAGGCAGATGAATGCCCTTGGCCAGGCCATCCGCGACCAGATTGAAACCGCACACCAGATCGAGTCGTTCGACGCAGACCTGCGCGACGCCGAGACCATGCGCTATCGCGGCAGCCTCACGTTCACCTGGTGGCTGCACCGAACCTAACCAGCGCGTACCGCGCTGCCCTGAAAGGCCCTCTCTGGAGGGCCTTTTTGTTGCCCGCCGTCTGGCGGGTTCTCCACTGACCCGCCATCGAGGAACGCAGTCATGACGCAAGGCATCATCGAAACCAAAGGCACCCGCCTGTTTTTCCTGACCTCTGCGGGTTCCCCGCAGGACATCCTGAAAGTCGCGTGCGCGACCGGTATCACCGGACTGGGCGGTCCGGCAGACCAGATCGACACGACCTGCCTCGACTCCGAGGAGGCCGAAAGCCGCGCGGGCTTCAAGCGCCCGGCCGCATTGAGCGTGCCGATCAACTTCATACCGCGTTCGGCGGCGCATCAGGCGCTTCTCGACCTCGAGGAGTCCGGTGAAGTTGTCGACTGGATGATCGTTTTCAGCGACCAGGCGGGGACCCCCACCGAGGCAGCCGGCCTGCTTGTCTCGCCCGGCGACACCACGGTGCGGTTCAACGGATACGTTGCTGACATGAACATCGACATCGCGACGAATGAGATCGTTCGCGCCACCCTGTCGATCCAGCGCAGCGGCGCGAAGGTTTGGGACCTCCCGACCCCCGACCTCCCCTAACGGCATCAACTTGCGGGCGGCCGGGCTCGGCCTGCCGTCTGAGCCTCAACGGTCGCCCGCATCTACCACGGCAGAAAAATCATGAGCGACTTCCTCTCGGAGTTCATCTCCGACAATCCCGTGATCGAGCGAGAGGTAACGATCCGCGGCAGAAGCGGTCCGGCGTTCTTCCGGCGCATCACTGCGGGCGAGCGTGCTGACCTGGTCAAAGGCCAGAAGGTCAACACCGCCGGCGGCTCCACCACCGTGGAGATCGATGTCGGCGAGAGCGTAAAGGCCCAGCACCTTCTGGTGCATTTCTCGGTCTGCAACGTCGACGGCTCCAGGCGGTTCAAGACGCTTCGCGAGGTGCAGGGCGCCCCGTCGGACGTTGTCGCGGCGCTGTACGCCGTTGCCTCTGAGGTCAACCGAGAGGACGGTGAGACGGGAAAAGGCTAGCGGACTCCCGAGACCTGCAGCTGATCTGCCGGTTGGCGGTCCTGTTTCGCCGCCGCCCGAGCGAGATCGCTGCGTGGCCAGCGTCGGAAGTCCGCCTGCTCGAGCACTACTTGGCAAAGCAGCCGGCCCCGGAAGAGCGTGTCGAGCTGATCCTCGCGCGCCTCACGTCCATCTACATAAACGCGCACCTCAAGGAAGGCGCCAAGCCTTCCGAACCGATTGAGCACCTTCGCTTCCTCGACCCATGGCCTGAGCCGATGGACGTAGGTGTGGGCCGCTATTCCGCGCTCGACTTGGAAATCATGAGAGGACTCAAGTGAAGATTTCCATTGTCCTGGCAGCCCTAACGGGCAGCTTCGAAACCGACATGACCCGGGCGAGCAAGACTGCCCAGAAGGGATTGAAGGAGATCGAGGACACTGCCAAGAAGGCCGGCGCGGCGCTGGGAACGTTCCTGGTTGCAGGCGCTACCGCCGCGGCCATCGCGCTCAAGGTGGCGGTCGATCGCGCGGACGACCTCTCAAAGTCGGCACAGAAGATCGGCGTAACGACCGAGTCTCTGTCGACCTTGGCCTACGCCGCGCAGTTGGCCGACGTCGAACTGGGCGCGCTGCAGGGTGGACTGACCCGGCTCACGAAGGCACAAGGCGAGGCCGCCGAGGGCAACAAGGATTTGGTCGCCCTGTTCGACGCCCTGGGCGTTTCGTTCAAGAACTCAGACGGCACCCTGCGCAACAGCGACGCGACGTTCCGCGACCTGGCGAAGGCGCTGGACCGTCTCCCTGATGGCGCCACAAAGACCAAGGCCGCGATCGATCTACTGGGCCGTTCCGGCGCCGAGTTGATCCCACTCACGAAGGGTCTCGAAGAGGCTGAGCAGCGTGCACGCGACCTCGGCCTCGAGCTGAGCACCGGCGCCGGCAGGGACGCGGAACAGTTCAACGACCGCCTGACCGACCTGCAGTTGATGACGGTCTCTTTCGCCACTGCCATCGCTTCCGAGTTGCTGCCCGATCTAAACCGGCTGATCGGATCCTTCCAGTCG